TTAAATTCTTCTTCTTCTATTAAATCTGCTAAATAATTTGCATATGAGCAAGAAGAATATCTATCCTTCCTAGCATTTCCTTTTTCAAATACCTTAATATGTCCCCCATTTAGAGACCACTCTAAGTTGATTGTTTCATTTACTAACAAAGTAGTTTGCATATAAGGTTTTAATAATTTCGCTAATTCTTCTTGATTTTTCAATAAATCATTGTTATCATCTATTAACTCATTTTTAGCTTCTGAGTTATTCATTAAAAATTTAATTTTCTTTTTTAATATAGCATCTTTAAAAGAAGTTATTATGTTATGGTTTATAGATGCACTAGCTGGTTTTAATGAATATATAACAGGTAATGCCCCTCTAGCCATAGTTTTATCTACAGTATTATCATCATTGAAACAAGTAAATGCTTCATAATCTATTCCTCTAGAATTATCGAATACGCTTTTTTGCAACTCATTAAATACTGATATACCTACTCCTTGACTATCTATGATAATATAGTCTGCTTCAAAATCATAGAATAATTGTTTTATTCTAATAGCTTGTTTTTCGGAGTTTACACCATTGTGCGATTCTATATAAACAACTTCTCTTCTATATTCACTTCCATCAGGAAGCATTCTTAATAAAGTATATACAGAGTTGTCATTTTGAGATCCAGCAGCTAATGCTATATCACAACCTATTATTCTTTTTTCATTTTTAAGTTTAGGTATATTACTTTTATACTTTCCTTTTAATTGAGTCCATTCTGTTTCAGTTGGAGGATAAAATGCTCTAGTCAATATTCTTAAAGGATTTATTTCTGCTGATTTAAAATAAGCCGAACTACTTTCACCATACCACTTACCTTCCATCTCCATAGCCCAAGATATTTCATCCATATCTTCCTCGTTTCTGATATCCCTAACAGTGTCCTCGTCTAATAAACCATGCTCTAACGGTACAGTATAAGGTAAATCACAACAAAAATAAGACTTCCCTTTACACATAGCATTTCTATAAGAAATAAATTTCTCATACGCCCAACTACTTTTATACCATGCAGAACTTATATATAATTCCTTATTTTTATGAGGTTTTAAATGCGAATACTCTTTTTTAAACATATAAGGAGGTTTTCTAGGAGCAGCATTAAACTTTCTTAAAACTGAATCTAAAACATCCTTCTTTATCATTCGATACTCATCTAAAACCAAGACATGCGATCTGTAACCCCTTGAGTTATCTGAGCTTGTAACACATTCAATAGTGCTGCCATTCCAAAATGTTACAGAAGCATCATTAGCACCAGTTTTAAAATCTTTAATTTCTCTACGTATTGCTTCACTTTTCATTAATTCTTTTACTATCTTTTGGGTAACAATAAGTTTAGCTTGCATTATATTTATTTGTGAACGCTACTTCACAAATGTCAGTTAGACCTCTATCTTTCGATACGAGAGTAGACTATTTCTTCACCCTCAGCATTACCTGTTAGGGGCAACCCACTTCCATCACCAATAGCTTGCGATGTACTCCCATTTCAGGGATAGTCGTTTGACCTTCCTATTTCTAGTCTTGGCGACCAAACACCCATTGTAACAGTACTTAGGATTTAACCATATACCATCTCTACACTTGTTATGATTTCTCACCTTCATAAAAGTTTCTGATTCTATCTTTTATTGTGGTAGTAGAGCTTTAGGGTTTACTGGTTTTAAGGTTGTGTCCTATGCCAATTTCTTGACATACGGGGCATTAATTTATCACCCTTTTGTACCCGCTGCAACAACAATTAAAGAATTGGGATAAAGTACCGCTCTTATAATACAGTATATACTTATTAAATAAGATTTCCCTATCATTTGTTATTATCCGTAAGCTTTTTATCTTACGCTCTGGAGGTTTCCCTCATTTTCATCGGTTAGTCAATTCTAACCCAGTTTGGCATACATTTTCACCTTCAACTTAATGGTCAGGTGTCCGACACTCGTGGAGATATTATATTCTGTGAGGATAATTATTCCTCAAACAGTTTCAATCTCTATGCTCTACAATATTAACTAATATTATTTAAGTTAATTATCTCGGTATTAGCATGTTTATATTTGTTTATATAGGATTCAACAGTATTCCTTGAAGCATTTAAATCATTTGATATATCTTTAATGCTTATATTTTTATTAAAATACATATCTATCAATTCTTTTTCTATATCTTTAGTTATTTTTTTATAAGAAAGCTCTTTATATGGATTATTTTTATCTTTTAAATATCTATCTACAGTTGAAGGAGAAATATTTAATTTTTTAGATATATGATATTTCTTATATCCATCGTTATATAACTTATGAACTTCATCATATATTTTTCTGTATTTTTCCAACTTTTCCTGCTGTGGGTTTCGATATTTATATACACACTTTTCAACTATACTAATAGAATAAGATGTAATTTTGCTTATTTCAGAAATACTTAAACCTGAATCAAACATTTTTAAAATACTTCTATTTCTCTCATCTATCATTTTTTGTTTTAAATTGTGTATACTACTATTTAATTCTTCATTTATATATCCAAAGGCAACTCCTCTTGAGATTTGAGTTAAAACTTTAGTACTGATATTAAACGTTTTAGATATTTCTTTTCTATCCATGTTACAGTATAATGCTAACTTAATCCTTCTAACATCATCCCAAGTCAGCTCTGTATTATTGAATCTTTTACTTATACTAAGTTTTTCTTTTGATTCTTCAGACCAAAGACCTGCTCCTTCTCCACCTTTTGATAAATTATATCCATATTTTCTGTCACAAGATTTAAATTTATCTATATAGAAAATCTCTTTATCATATGTATCCTCTAAAGTATTACATTCTTCTAAAACATAAAACTTAAAATTATTTTCTCCATATTTATTCCAAGCATTTTGAAGATACTTATTGATATGAATATTATTTCTAAGATTATGTTTATGAGAACTTATTCTAGACCCAATATCTTTAGATCTTCCTATATAAACCTTTCTATTGGCGATGTTTTCAATTACATATATCCCAATCAAAAAACATACCTCCTTAGTTTTATAAATTTAGCTTTCACCGATTTTGCCGAATTTATAACTATATATTTCTATATAGTGGGGCATAAGTAAATCTACCCCTTGAAGCTATCCATAGAAAAAACGTATATTTATCCATTAAATATAATAATATAAGTTGAAATGGATATAATGATAATCCAAAATAATCAACAGCTAGTCTGTGAGGATTTTGTCTATAAAAGCTCGAAAATAATCTTACACCATTATAAAATTCTTCTTGTTGATTTTTACTTTTAGGTATTCTTGGTCTAGTCTTCGTTCTCATCATCATCACCAACTAACCCAAATACTTTGGCAAAATTTTTAACAAACTGTCTATCAATAAGTTTACCTATATTATCAACGTCAGCAAATTCATCTATTGCTTCATTTACAGGTTCATTTTTTTCTAAATTCTCGATAAATACTCCAAAACATTCTCCGACTTCATCTCCCATAGTTTTCTTTTGAGATGGCTTTATTGCTGCATCAGTAAGCATAGAGGAAACAAGTTTAAGCATATTTTCATACCCTTTTTTATCTCCACTCTTACGAGACTTTTCTCCTTCTAGTAATGTTTTAGTAATATTCATTAATAACATTCTTTCTGCTGGAGTATCGTGAGCATATGCTTCATAGAACTCCGCATAATTATCTTCTAAGTAAAGATAATCTTCATCCGAGTATCCACTTCCCCATCGTTTTAAGCATAACTTTTTTAATTCAGGAGTCATTTCTCTTTCTTCATAAATATCTTCTTCGATATTTTCTTTTTCTTCTTTTATTAAACTATCATCTAAAACAATACAATCAGAACTCATACTATCTTTAAATTTATATTGATTTAAACTATTTACGTTCTTCATATACGATTTTAATAAGTTATCTTCATCACTAAAGTTGTTGTTTGCACTTGATTTTTCAACTAAATCCCTATCAAAGTATATATCAAACAACATACATAAGTGATATAATGCCTTTACTTCATCAGAATATTTTGCATTTAACTCTTTAAATAAACTACTCAAACATTCTTTGCATATAGGCATTCTTCCATCATTAAATTTGTACAACTTACTTCTACTTAGATAAAAGTCTATAGCAGGTCTTTTATCTTCTCCACAAGCCGTACATCTTTTTCTAGATGTAGCCATCTAATCTTCACCTCACTTAAAATTTGCCCCTATAAGCCGTCTCTACAGGGGCATAATTTATTTAAGGGAGATTGTCGGCCTCTAATCTCTAATTAGAGACCAAAATAAACACATAAGATAAATAATATTGAAAAACAAAGGAAATTGGAGTTATATTAAAAACAAGAAAACTAGAAAATCTTAATTAAAACTTACTCTTATGTGTTTATTTCAATCTCTAATAAAAAGGACTAGGAAATTAATCCTAGTCTCTAATAAAATCACGATTTTATTTATCTTTATCTATTTTTATATTTATATCATTACTAACACTAGGTATAACTAGAAGTATTAAAAACCAAGCCCAACCATTGATAGGATAAGTAGTATCTAAAAATTCTAATTGAGGAATATTTAATACATCTAAAATCCATATAATTTTAATAAGTGCCTTAAATGTTTTGTACATAAGCTATCTCCTCCTATCAACATCTATATTATAAGTACATTCTTTACCATGTTCCCTAGAAAATATCATTAACTTTTGTCCAACTTTTCCTACTAATCCATAATTCTTAGCGTATGAATCTGTTCCAGATAAACTTGGATTTATAATTAATTCAGTTTTCCCATATGTATTTTCTACATGTTGATGCAAATGTCCAACGCATACATAATCAGGAACATACCCTAACATTGACGTTAATTTAGGAATATAAGTATTTAAATTTCCAAAATTATTACCATGTGTAGCAACGATCTTATTATTAAATATATTAAAAGTAATAATCTCATCATCTATATTATTCTTATGTATAGTTAATCCGCTCAAATTAGCACATCTATATTTAATCATCTCTAGAATAAAGTATCCGAAATTTTCCTTATCAAGAGAATCATTTTTATTTTGGCTAATTCTTTCATGGTTTCCTACAACATAATAAAAATCTACTTTAAATAAAGTAGATAAAGAACTTAATAACTCCGATATCATTTCTACGACAATGATACTTTGTT